GTGGTCGACCGCGTTGCGGTTGACGTAGGCCGTCATCGTGGCGCCGGCATAACTGGTGACCACACCGTCACTCGTGGCCGGCAGCAGCAGCATGGCCGGGCTTGCGTAGCTGGTGTAGACGTCGGTTGACGCACCGCCCTTGCGCACAGGCAGGGCGCGGACGATGTTCTGCTCGCCGGTCTTGGTGGCGGTGACGGTGACGGCACCGGCGCTGGCGCTTGTGGCCAGCAGCGGCGTTGTGTGCTGACCGCCTGACGATGTTTCCAGGCAACTCAACGCGTCGTCGTCGATGTCGATCGACAGGTCGCGCATGGCGGTGAAACTGTAGGCCGCGCTTGCAGTCCCGCCGTTATAGACCCACGTCTTGCCGTCTTGCGTGAACTGCACCTTGCCGTCAGTGCCGACGATGTACAGCACGCCGCGCACCACCTGCGACCACGCCAGTGTGCACGACTGCGGCAACGTCACGCTGACCCAGGTTGATCCGGTATCGCTGTACTTGGCTGTCGTGCCGCTGCTGAAAAGAGCCACGGCGCGGCCGGCAACCGTTCGAACCATCGACACGCCAGCCAGTGCCGACACGACAGACGACCAACTGGTGCCGTTCGTTGACGTGTACGCATTACCTGTGCTTGTCGACTTCGTGACCCATACCGGACCGGCGTAGCTGATCCACTCGGGGGCGGACGGCAGCGTGACATCGGACCAACTGCCGCCGTCGTTTGTGCTAGTCCGCACGGACGTTGTGCCGTACGCAGGCAACATCCACCGGCCGGCGCCATAGGCCGGCCCGTCGATCCACTGGCGTGACACACCTAGCGCACCGGTGGACCACGGTAGCCCGCCGTCTGTGCTTTCGATGTAGTTGGAGACCCCACCTGTGTTGTTGATCAGAATGAAGCGGTCATTTCCGTAGGCCCCGAAGCCCCAGAACCCAGATACTCCAACGTCCACGTCAGTCCACGTGGCGAAGTCGGTTGACCGCTTGATGTACTGGTAAGAGGTTGACGCGTGATACCCCATCCAGATCCACACCCCGTCGCCCCAGGTCAACGACTGGCCGCGCGTCCACCCTGAAGCCAGGGAGTTAGACGCCGACACGGTGCTGCCCGTCTCGCCCAGGTCAGGCCAGTCCGTCACGTCCACCCGCGCGCCGGTCAGCGTGCTGGTGACGTTGGTGTCCACCTTGGTCAACGACCACTGCGCCGTGTCGTCGATGCTGCCGCCCTTGATGATCTTGAGCGTGGACCACGCGTCAACATAACTTGCCACGCTGCCGTCATTCAGCACGGGCAGCACGATTTCAGACCTCGGCTCGAAGTAGGCCGTATAGCCCGCGCCGCTGGCCTCGTCCTTGGTGACCAGAAACGACGCCGACAGCGTGGCCGGGCCGGTGGCGCCGATGAGCACCGCGCCGTCCGGGATGGTCATGTCCGACACGGCGACGGTCACCGTGCCCGTGCCGCTGACAGGCCCCGCGCCGCCGTTGATGGTGGCGGTGACGCCGCTGTCAGGCGTGATACTGAACGTGTAGCTTGCGGTGTCGTCGGTCAAGCCGGCGTAAACATAGACGCCGGTCAGCACGTCGCTATAGTCACCGTAGTCGCCCGCCTCGTCGGTCTGCACGGCGGCAGCCGGGTTGTCCAGGAACAGGTACGGCGCGGTCGTGGTTGGATCTTGCCGCAGCACATCGAGGTAGTCCGCTGCGGACCCGAGAGATGCAGTGACGCGCAAGCGCCGCACCGACCCACTGGTGCCCAGGCTGACAAACTGCGCCGCCGTCAGCGTGCGCGCGTTGCCACTGCCGCCCATAGTCAGCGTGCCCAGGCTGGCGCCGCCAGATCGCGCGTCGAACGCCTCGGCCACGAACGCGGCCGTGCCGAATTGTCCGATTGGGTACGCGGTGAAGGTGATGGTGGTGGCGCCCGGCGCCTGCGCGGTGTGCGTGGTGCCGTCGGCAAAGCTGAAAAAAGGAATGCGGTCCGCGCGCAGCACGATGCCGCCACCGGCGCCGCTGTCGATGCTGTCGTCGACCACGACCGTTTCGTAGGCCGTGCCGGCGCTGTAGTTGCCCGTCCGGTCCGCGTGCTTGGCCAGTACGTAGTACGTGCCGTTCGGCGGGCGCGGGTGGTGGTATTCGTTGGACGCACCGCGCACCAGGAACGTCGCTGCAGCCCAGTCGCCCGAGTCATAGTCGGGCACGGTGTTGAGGTAGCGCAGCTCGGTGAACGCATAGTCGCGCGCGACGCACGGCGCGCATGTAAGGACCACCTGCCCCGGCTTGATCGCGTGGGCAAAATCGGTAACGTCTTCGGGCCCGGTCGTGTCGGTGCCGATCTTGTGCAGCACCTGCGCGCTCCATCGGCCCCGAACGCCCAGGCTGTTGATGGCGCGCACGCGGAACAGGAAGAAGACGTCAGACGGCAGGCCTGGAATCGTTGCCGACACCGCGCCGCCCTGCTCGATCCAGCTGGCCCAGTCGCCGCTGGCAGGCACGTTGTCGGCGCGGGTGAACTGCACCTCGATGCGACCGCCATTCAAGATGGCCTGGCCGACGACAGCGTCCCACACGATGGTGGTCTGCGTCAGAACAGCGCCGTCTGGCTGAATGTCTGCATCTGACGTGACGGCCACGCCTTCGATCTGCTCGACGTCCCACGGCGAGTGGAGATTGCCGTTCGGCGCCGGGTCGCGGCCGTTGAGCGTGTCCACGGGCTCGAAGATGGCGTCGGTGATCTCGGCCAGTCGCAACTGCACGCCGTCTGCGGGACGCCAGCGCCAGCCGATCACCTCCATCGTCTTCGCCGTCATGCCGTAGCGAGCCAGCGTGACGGTGCCGACGTCAAACAGTTCAAGCGGGTATGCCGACAGGTTGGACGTGATGTCCATGCGCAGCGGCGCCTGCCCTTCGCGGATCACGATGCTGGCCAGGTGCTGTGCATGCGCGATGTGGTTGACGCCCGGCATCACGGCTTCTAGACGGTACTCTGCGCCGTCTGCCGCGATCAACACATCGTCACGGACTGCGGGATACGGCAGGGCCTGGTATCGCTGATCCGGGTCGATGCACGTGCCCGCCACGTGGTTGATCTTTTCCTCGCGCGCCACGCCGTTGCGGATGCTGACGACCGGCCCCGTCGATGTCTGCCCGCCTGCGCCGACCTGCTGCGCCACCCAGGATGAGTCAAGCGCCCACAGTGGCGCGGCCATGGCTCCGCAGCGCATGCGCAGCGTGCCGCCGGCCCAGCCCCAGCGCCCGGCCATCGTCTCCATGATGTCGCCCATGGACTGCCGCGGGTCGGCCGCGCTGCTGATGACGATGCCGCAGCGGTAGCGCGGCAGCGTCACATCGTCGACGCCCAGCGTGAAGACCGTCGACGTGTCGCAGATGTCGGCCGCGTCGATCACGTCTTGTTCGCGGATCTCATCGACAGGTACGCGCCAGCCGTGCACCCACATCGCATAGTGGTAGGCGTGCAGCGCAGGGTTTTCAGTCCAGGCCGTCGATGCGTCGCGCGGGTCCAGACACTTGGCGCCGCGCATCGTGGCGGTGATGTTGGGAATGCCCTGCGGGAATGCGTCTTCGCTGTACACCAGGTCGACAACGGCAAGTGCGATGCCAGCGAAGGCGTCGGTCGCCGTCAGGTTGCCCGGGTACTCGGCCGCCAGATCGGCCCCCACGTTCTGCGCATCGGTGCCCAGATACGTGCGGATGCGAGCCAATGGCAGCCCCACGCTCGATTGCCAGCTGACCACGTAGTCAGCGCCCGCAGGCCCGCCGCTCAGGTCATAGTCCAGCCCGCTGTCGAGCGTGATCGTCAGCGTGTCCTGGTTGCTTGCGTCGCCGGTTCCGGTTGAGTAGATCGCACTGAGCGTGCCCGAGATGGCGGCGCTGGTCAGCGTGACCGAGGCATTGCCGGACCCGTCCAGCGTGCCGGTCAGCGTGTGCGTGGCGTTGTCAGTCTTGAGGTAGGGCGCCGTCTGCACGTAGCCCGAGCCGTCGAGCGTGACCTCGACGTCGTTGAACCAGAACGACTCAAACGCGTCGATCTCGTGCCCCGCGAAGGACACGATCAGCGTCAGGTTTTCGTTGTGCGTGCCGCTGGCCCAGCGCCGACGCACGCCTTCGACAGCGCGCACGCGGCCGAGCACCAGCGTGCGCGGCGCGTCAGGCTGCAGGTCTGTCATGACCATGCGATCCTGCAAGCCGGCGTTGTAAGCGTCGCGCGCCTGGTTGCGGGCTTTGCGCTGCTTCTCGGCAGCGACGCCACTGGACAGCAGGCCAAACGCAATTTGGTATTGCCCGAAGTACGCCGCTACCAACGCGCCCGCGTAGCTGACAAATGACTTGCTCACGGTTGAGCGCCCCACCAGAGTTGAGCGCAGTTCGCGCGATGCACACACAGTCCGCGCTTGGCCTGCGCCAGGATGGACCCACGCCACAGCACGCCCAGCGCGCCGACACCTTCTGGCAGCGTTTCGTGCGCCTGCGGCACGAGCAGGCACACGTCCCCGTCGATCGCCTCAGCGGCGTTGATCGGTTCGCCCATGCGCTGCGTGACCATGGCCTCCAGCCCGCCGCGGTCGCGCAGTACCCGTGCCGCCTGCCGCGCGCTCCAGTAGCTTCCTCGGATGTCGCTGGCCATATCGCGCAGCGTCACTGCGTAGACCGCGTCGGCCGCCCACAGGCAACAGTCGCGGATGCCCCATGCAAACGGCTGGTCGTGACGGTCCAGCACCAGAGCGTGCAGGCGATGCGCTGCGCCGGCTGGGCGCAACGTGGCGATGTGGCTCAGGCGGCTCATTGCTTGAAGAACGATGCAGACGGCCAGGCGATCGGCCCGGCGTCGGTGGCCGGGTCGATGTCCAGGCTGGTGTCGCCCGGGTACAGCCGCTGCTGCTCGTCGTTGGTGTAGCGGCTGGGCTTCGGGCGCAGCGCGGCCATGCCGCGGTGTTCAGCGGTCACGACCACGGTGGCGGTCGTGCCGTCTTCGATGCTGGGCACGTTCAGGGTGCCGGACCAGGCCAGCACGGCGTCTTCGACAACGCCGGTGTCTGGATCAAGCAGCGCGTCATAGACGTGCACCGTCGTGCCTTCGACCGCCTCTGTCAGCGCCAGCGCAATCTGTTCTTCGCTGATGCCCGGCAGCGAAAACTGCAACGCCTGCACGTCACCCGTGGAATCTTCGATCGGCTCAATGCCGCCCAGCCCTGCCGGCTGGTACGTGTCGCCGTCCCATGTGATTGGATGCCCGGCAGTGGTGTACAGCAGCGGCGTGTCGAACAGCATGGCGACCAGCTGCACCATGGGCACCTGTTCGCCCGCCTCGATGCGCGCCAGCAAGGCCAGCGCGCCAGCGTTGAGGGTTCGCATCAGTAGACCTCGCGCAGCGGAATGTCCAGGCCGTCCTGCAGCGCGGGTGCCATGTAGCCGAAGTCGATCAGGTCCGTGGCCAGCTGCCAGGTGGCCGTCGGCGCGTCCCAGGTCAGCGCCGCAGCGCTTGAGATGGCCGCGCGAATGGGTAGCACCAGCGGCAGCGACATGACGCCCGAACCGTTTGCCGTGGCGCCGGCATAGGCCGCGATCAGCAGTTGCCCGTTCACGCCCAGCATGTCGCCGCCCAGCATCGTCGCGCCGGCCGTTGTCTGCACACTGAGCGTGCGCGCGCCGGCCGATGCCGATGCCTGTGCCGTGGGTGACCCGCGCAGGGTGCCCAGTGGCGCCGGGCGTTGGCGGTGGCCCAGCCGCACCCAGTCACCCGTGGACACCAGCCCCATGAAAAACGACTCGCGCAGGCCGGCATCGGCACGCGAACACGGCGGCAGCGTGATGGTGCACATCAGGCGGTCGGCTGCGTGGCTGATGGTCTGCGTCTGGCCTGTGAGCATGGCCGCGAAGGCCGCCTTCGGTGTTGACGCGCCAAAGCGCATGCGCGCGGGTGAGAAGGCGCGCAGCGCCGGCCAATCGACAGTTGCCATGTCAGCCAGCCCCCACAGTGCCAGTTTTGAAGCCGCGCACCAGCTGCGCATTGCTGCGCGCCAGCATGGCCTGCATGGCGGCCAGGGTGGACGGGTTCGGGTCGCCGCTGACGGTGATGTTGTTGTGCACGACGACCGGGCGGCTGCCGCCGGTCGCGGCGACACCGAGCTTGCCGTCGCGGCCGCGCTTGAGAGGGAACACGCCCTCGTCGCCCGATTCGCCCATCACGCCGAGCTTGCCGCCGCCGAACGTGAACGGGGTGGCGCCGCTGACCACGCCACCATTGGCGAAGGCGTACAGCCCACCCTGGCCGAAGGCGTTGCCGTTGGCGCTTTTCGTGGCCCCGCTGAACGCGGCCAGCGCCAGGTCGATCCACCCACCGCCTGATCGGTTGCCGCCCGCGCCGACGGCGCCGAACAGCTTGTCCATCAGCTGCGCAGTCGCAGCGCGCGCGGCCATGTCGATCAGCAGGTTGCCCCACATCTTGCCGATGTCGTCGAAGTTGCCTTCCAGCGCCGACCTGAACGACGCGCCGAGCGCGCCTTCGATGGTCTGCTGCATGGCGATGGCCGATTCGTTGACCTTCTCTGTCAAGTTCGGGAAGGTCTTGGCCAGTCCGTCGATTCTTGTCTCGACGTCGAGAAGCGCCTCTTGCAGCTGAATGAACTTGGCGCTGCCGGGGTCCGTCTTGCTGAGTTCGTCGCGCAGGATGGCGGCGTCCTTGGTGGCGGCGGCCAGGTTGGCGCTGTCGGTCTGCAGCAGCAGGTCGTTCAGGCGCTTCATCTCGTCGCTGATCTGAGGGCCGCTGTTGGGGCCTGACGGCGGCACCAGCAGGCGCTGCACCTGCTCGACGATCTTCGGGTCCAGCCCGGCGGCCGACAGCTCGGCCAGCTTGTCGAGCTGCGCGTTCAGTTCGGCCAGCTTCACCGTGTCGGTTCGCTCGATGAGGTTTGCGAGGCCCTTGGTCAGTGTCTGCTGGTAGTCCTCGAAGCTGCCCTTGGCTTCCTTGAGCTTGCCAGGGTCAAGGAATGGCAGCTTCGGCGCGGCGCGCGCGCGGCTGCGGCCCTCGTTCGAGAAGTCAGCCTGCGGCGCCGTGCCGATCTGCAATAGCCGGCGCTCCAGGGCGTCAAACTCGGCGCGCGCCTTTGCTGCGTCCTCTGACATCGCCGCGCCGATCGCGCGCGCACCCTTGAAGTCGAGCGACGCGACGGCGACGGCCTGCGCCGCGATGCCGCCGATCTCGATGCCGATTGCCTTGAGCACATAGGCGACATTGGCGCCCAGCACGGTGGCGGCCTGCAGCGGGACGGCCAGGTACGTTTCGAGGAAGCCCGGCCCCTTGCCGCCCAGCACGTCGAACAGTTCATTGACCGCCGGCACAAAGACGCCAGCGATCGCGCGCCCAGCCTGGTCAGCGTTCGCGCGCAGGCCGGCGATGTTCTTGTTGAGCTTGTCGATTTCTTCGGCCTGCGCCGTGGTCACGGTGGCGTTCAGTTGCCCGGCCTCGGCCAGGTCGCGCAGGAACGTCGCCGCCTCCTTCACGCCCTTGCCGAACAACTCTTGCGTCAGCCGGGCGCGGTTGCCGTCGTCGGCGAACCCGTTGATGGCCACGGCCGCGCGCTGCAGGGCTTCAGCCGGGTCAAGGTCGCGCAGTTCCTTGGCGTCCAGGCCGATGGCCTTCAGCGCCTGGCTGACGCCGTTCTTGCCGTCGGCCTCCTTCAGCGCGTTGTTGAACTTGATGAGCACGCCCTCGACCGCCTGCAGGCTGTCACCCGACCGGCGGGCCACGTCGTCCAGCGCGCTGATGCTCTCCACCGTGCTGCCGGTGGCCTCGGCCAAGTCCTTGATCGCCAGTACACCGTCGATGACCTGCGGGAAGAACGTCACCAGCCGCTGCAGCGCCTGGCCAGCGGCGTCTGCCAGCAGGTTGCCGGCGAAGATTTCGCCCACGCGCTGGCCCGCCGTGGTCGCGCCGCTGCCGAGCTTTTCAAGCATGCGCCCGGCGCGGTCCATGCCCTGCTCGAACTTGGCGAGGCGGGCCTCCAGGTCCACCGAAAGAGTTGCGAGGGCCATGTCAGTCCTTGCCGCCCTGGTCGGACGGCGGTTCGTAGGTCAGCAGCACCTGCATCGCGTCAATGAACGGCTCGATCTGCGTCACGCCCAGGTAGGCGCACACCAGCGGCAGGCCGGCCCAGTCGATGCCGCCCATGCCGTTCTGCAGCAGGTTGCGCGCGCGGGCGGCCATGCGTTGTTCAAACGTCAGCGCCGGCAGCGGCTCAGGGTCGTCACCCGCCAGGCCTAGCTCGTCGCCACCGTCGTCGCCGCGGGATTCGGCGTCGAGGTGGCGGCGGAGTTTCCCGCGGCGGTCAACCGGGCTTCGATGCGCGAGGCCAGCACGCCTTCAAGCCCGCGCCGGGCGGCCTGCAGCCAGTCGAGGTTGTCGCCCACGGCCAGCGCCCAGACGTCGGCGCTGAAGGCCAGCGGATCACTGTTGCCGATGCCCTGGCCCAGCAGGTCCGCCTCGCTGAAGCCGCGCCAGTCGACGGCGTACCGCTGCACGTCCTCAAGCAGCACGTTGAAGCGCTTGGGCGTGCCGCGGAACATGCCTTCGAGTTCGCCCTCCATCGGCCGGCGGAACTTCACCGCCTTGCCGGGCGCCAGGTCGACCCAGTGCTCCCGGGCCGCCAGCAGCTGCTTGATCAGCGCGGCGTGCTCGGACATCAGGCCGCGCCTTCGATCACGAAGCCCTTGACCGTGACGCTGAAGGTGCCGGTACCGATGGCGCCCTTCTGCACGTCTTCACCGGGCATGGACGGCTGGCCGCGGAACACGCGCACGGCGCCGTCATTCAGGGTGATGCGGAAGACGTAGTAGGTGCTGTCGCGCGCACCGCGGCGCAGGGTTGCCATGGCGCTGTCGCTGATGGTCATCGCGTTCAGGTTGAACGTCACCGTCTGCGCGGCCAGCAGGCCCTGCAGTTCCTGCTTGATGTTGTCCAGCAGCACGGTGTCGTCGAGCTTCTCGCCTTCGCCGCCGCCGATGCTGTAGGACGTGATGCGCCCCAGCGTGGCGAAGGTGGTGATGGGCACGAACAGCGCGGTACCGGTGAACGCCGGCAGGTTGGTGGTGACGATATCTTCCAGCTCGAAGGTGTTGGTGGCCTGGTTGGCCAGGCGGCAGGCCTGCCCTTCCAGATTGACCATGCCTTCGACGCTGGACAGGTAGCCCACCGACTTGTTGGCCAGGCCGTGGGCCGTGCTGGTGGCCACGCCCGGGTCGGCCTGGGTGATGGCGCTGACGGTCTTGGAGGCACCTTCGACGGTGCCGAATTCGATGCGGATGCCCCGCCCGACGATTGAAGTCATTTCACTGTCCTTTCAGAACGAAAAGCCGCCTCGGTGGGCGGCTGGGTTGGGGTTGCGGTTGGGTCTAGGTGGACGACCAGATGCGCACGTTCCACACGCATGCGCGCGACCCGATCTCGGGGTCGATCGCGTCTGGCTCGGCGGGGTCGCACTCGATGTCGGCGGCCAGCAGCGCGGCTTC